CCATTCATAAATTTAGGTAAACTAAACCACAACTTGAACCATTCTTCAGTTCCAGGCTGTATATTTTGTTCACGCATAATCTTTGCTTTCTCTGTACCAGTTATACTGATATTGCTACCGCCGTAAGGTTGTAGGCCTTTAAACTCGTTAATGCCTGCTAACTTCTTAAGTTGTGCTAGTTCATCCATTATTTTAAACTCGCTCTTAACATCCAGCTGTGTTTTTTATGTGCATCTTGACGATCTGCTAAAAAATTACTTAGTCCGTGATCGCCGTGTTCTTCTGCCATAGTAAATGTAATACGAAAGATATTAGCCATACGTTCACTATCTTCTAATAACTCGCTTAACATTCCGTGAAAATCTGGTACAGCATTTTCGTCTTCTACTTTAGATAACATACTAAATTTAGCTAAACTTGCTGGAGTATAAACTTGTAAAGCACGTAATTGTTCAGCAAACGTATCAATGCTTCCGTAAACTTCATCATAAATTCTTTCAAACAATAAATGTTGTTGATAGAATAAAGGTCCTTCTGTATTCCAATGAAAGTTTTGCGCCTTTAATGCAAAGGCATATTCACTAGCAAATGCTGTTTTAAGTGCTAAATGATATTTTTCGTCCATCTTAGATTCCGTATTTGTTCTTTTTAGATTTAGCTATTGGGCTAACTTTGTGTGTATCACTTGGCTCTTCACTTTTCTTCCAAGGTATTACTTCATGATCTTCTGTTGGGATGACTTTTTTAGCATCTTGGAACATCTTATGTTCTATTTCAGTCCAAGGATGTTGCGTCCAATATGGACCCATCCAACTTTCATGCGGAACATTTTTTGGTATATTACCTTTACCGTCCATAGTACCAACTACTATACCCATGCGCATTTGATGGTAACTAGGATAGTAACCTCCAGGATCGCGAACCTTACGAGTACCTTGAGCTGCTACCATGTGATTATCATGATGCTTTCCTGTATGTTCGGTAATAAACTCTTTGGCTCGCATTTTATATTCCGTATTTGTTCTTTTTAGGTTTAGCTATAGGACTAACTTTATTAGTATTTGGCATTTCATTACTTCTATCTGCCAATTTAGTCATTTTACCGGCACCAATATGTTTGCCTGCAGCTTTAACAATTTCTAAATCCTGATCGCTGAACGGTGCAATTAATGGATCTCCGCTAAATGCTCCTCCGGTAGACATAGGCACAGGCATATGGTCGTTTGCATTAGGGTGTGCTCCAGCCATTGCTAGACCAAATCTATATTGTAGATAAGAACTACCATTTGATTTGTTCATACTGATAGATGGAAAACTAACAGCATGGTTTAAACCAGCCAAGTGTTCATCTGCTAAATCATCGCTATCACCTTGACCGGCATACGGTGCATCTGGTGTAGCTGCTGTTATAGTTGCTTTTTCATTTAATTGACGACGGACAAATTCTTGTGCTCTCATTTCTCTAATTACCTTATTAGCATATTTAATCGAAGTAACGTTTTCCGCTACAGCCTTTTCTTTCTTTGCTACTTTAGGCTTTTTACCAAAGGTAGGATCTGCCATGCGTTGTCCAGCTTTTGTCATCATGTCGCGAACTTCATCATCGCTTAGTTCTGGACTCATAGCGTCACGCCATGCTTGGAATTTTTCATCGTCACTGGCATTAGGATCTTTAAGTATATCGCGCATTGGTGTAGCACGTGGTCCTTCTTCTTGGGAATACTTACTATTAGTCTCTTGACGACTAATAACATTTAAACTATTAAAATTAAATGGTACATTACCTGCTTTATCTGGTTTACCGTTATACTGTGTTACATAACTTAAAGCATTTTTTTGATCTGCACCAACAACTACCGTAACATCTGTATAACCATGTTTGTTTAACTGTGTTAGTACACGAGTTAAATCTGGCATTTCTTCTGTAGCGGTATGAAAAATATGTCCATGTTTAGGAAATACTTTTTTATAGATGTGCAATTTTTCTTCTGGAGTAATTGGATCGTCTTTACCTATAGTACGACTAACAACAAAATAAGGATCAGCGCCAGTTTCTTCAGCTTGTGTAATAACAGCGTCAGCTAAGAACATGTGTCCTTTATGACCCATGCCGCGACCCCAACCAACTACAGCAGCTTTTCCTTCGCCGGTGCGATCTAAGTTTTCAAAAAGTTGTCTTAAACGCATTAGTCTTTCCTTGGAGCCCAGTTGGCTTGGTCGATTGTTTTAACAAACTGTCCGGGTATGTCGTTTTTAAACTTACCACCAGGGTGAGCTTGTACATAACCTTCGGGCTTTGTTTGTCGGATTCCACCGTGTGTTCCACTACTTAGTGCTGAAATTACTTTCATTTTTTCATGTGTTAATAATTCAACAGCGGTCAACACAGCATCGAGTCCAGGATGGCTTAAAACTTTTTGTGCTTGTGCGTTACTTAATTTAGATTGAGCCCATTGTGCAAAATGTTGTTTGACACCTGCAACTCGTAAATTTTGATTAAAGAATGTATATAATACATCTCCAGGTTTACTTAGTCCAGGTTGTCCTGCTAAGAAACTATCGATAGCTGATTTATTCTGTTTAATATAATCTTCTGCGTGATCTAAACCAGTAGAATCTACTTGAGGAGCATTTTCTACATAAGTTGTACCTTGCACAATTATATCTGATGTTGATAATTTTTCAGCATTAGGATAACGTGTTTCATCTGCTCCGATATGAGTATAGTATCCAGTGGCAGCAACCATTATTTTTGCCTTAGCAATTTTTTTACCTAATTCGCTAGTTGCAGGAATATGGAAACTTGTTATGTTAGGAGTAAAGTCGTATTCGTGTGTGCTAGGATTTAACACCGCCGGCTTTAATGGACTAAACAATATCCCACCTTCGATATACCCTGTCTTAGGACTAATCTGTTCAAAGTATGGCCAAAGGTCTGACAATCCTCTTGCAAATGCTTTGCGCTGTTCTTCTTGCCCAGGCTGTAAGGTTCCAGTTCCTAAAATAAACATAGCAACATCATCTGGGTCGTTCATCATGGTAGTTACACCACTCTTAGTATGAGTAGTACCACGCTTCATATAGTCCCATGCATTTTTTGGAAACATATGGAACTTACCGTGTTCATCACGACCCCAATAGATAACTGGACTACCATCCCATTTTAATTCTATGCTGCCACCCTTACTGGTCATATGACGTAGTCGTTCAACGGCATGCAATCCGCCTGTACTACCATTCGTGAATACTAAATCTTCGATATGTTGATATTTACGGCCAACAGTTGGAGCAGCGGCTTCGTTTATTGTAGTTGGAGTAACAGCTTGCCAACTTGCACCACTACTTGCTTTGTCAAATATTTCCTTCTTACGTGCTGGATCTGGAATAGCATTTAAAATACTTTCAACACTGCCTAAATCTGATTCCTTGGCATGCGGTCCTAACAATTTTTTAGCAATAACATCTAAGTCATCACTAATCATATTTGATTTCTTACCTTCAGCATCTCTAGCATATAACGCTTCATCTGGCGACCACAACATTCCTTGACTACTTGCTAGCGCATTCATCATCATTTGTTTGTGTACACCTTTGTAAGGACTTCCTGCTGGAATATTGTGTACATGAAATTTATGTACTTTCTCTGCGTTTACAACGGCTTTAATATCTACTTGATAGAATTTATCTTCATATGGTAAACGAATATGTACAGTAACACCTGTACGTTTAGTCATTAAACCTTGACCTTGTAAGTATTTTTCTAACTCAATACGTGCTGTCTTAGGATCTTTAATTTTAAAATGATTCATAAGATGACTCATATCAGTCATAACATCTAAATCACCGCTCATTTTTCCAGGTGTTGGAGTTGCAGCACTTCCGATAAGATATACTTTAAGACTAAGACTGTTTAGGTACTTGTCAGTTTCGTGAGCTAAATTGGCAGCAATGGCTTGATCGAAATGATCTGTGTCAGGCCAAATATTACCGCCTTCGTTAATGATTTTTTTATTATGAAGGCTAACGAATAATTCTCTTAATAGCATTGTTAGTCCTTGTACTTGCCGTCGCTTAAATGTTCTTTAAATTCCTCGTGAAGTTTTTCACAGATTTCATTACATAATTCTTTGTCTAATTCGTCTGGTAGTTCGCGTATAGGAAATTTTTTAACGTATAATTTGTAACTGCTTTCAACAGCTGGCCCGAATATACTTTTCTTTGTAGGTTGTTTGGATTTAGCTCTATCAATACAAAATGATAGGCTTGGATACAAATGACGGCGGTACACATCGTCATCGTTGTGCATGAAATGCATCAGATCTTCAGCTAGATCGAAATTGATCTCGCGTTTTTCACCTTTATTGACAACAAAATCGCTATCTTTAAAATGATGCCCTTCTAATAAGTCTTGTATGCGCATTTTTAAGCCCGTAACGTAATATCAGCAGATAACTCTGCGGTTAGAGTATTTATCGCTTTTGACAGGCTTTAGTTTTTAACTATACGCTCTATCTTTGCTATGGAACCACCTAAGTGCATTTTAGCTAATAGAAGATTGTTATCGCCTGTAATGTAGAAATGTGTCCCACCCCAACTACGAGGTTTTCCTAGATCTCTAATACAGCTTTTAGTTAGTTTGCATTTTTTACTAGAGTTTGCCCAGTCTATAAATGCTGGGTTAGGCTGGTTAGTTTTGCCCAGTGTAATACGATAATCAAAGTTCATTTTAGGCATGATTATAGTATCTGCACTAAGATTTGTGTTAGCTGGCTCAGAAATATACTTTACTTTAGTTTCATCTAGCTTAGAGAGTTTAGTTATATCTTTTTTAGCATTGGTATAGATTGAAATCCATGGAGACTCAACACGTAATTCAAAATCTTTCATTTGATTTAACACAGTTGCTAGACTAAAAGCATAGTCTAAATCTTCTCGTGTTTTAATAAACGTATTGCGATACGGTATATTTTTTTGATTTGACTGTAGATCTATTTTTTGTAATTCTGCAAACGCTTCGCTTATATTACCTGAGCGAAACCAATGCGAACCGGCACATACCAGCACTATTTTGTACTGGTATATGCCTTTAAAGAGACGTCTAGTTGTCTTGTACAGCATTTTCTTCTACAATTTCAATGCCAGTATTTGGTGGATCTATTGCCAACAGCGGAATTTTAACTTCTTTAGGAGTTGCTACTATTACTAGTTGATCACCCTCTAATGTAATACTTGCGCCACCGCCATTCTTCAATGCACCGAACAACATCATCTTAGCAAGATTGCGTTTGATTTCTTTATCGATAACACGCTGTAATGGTCGAGCACCCATTTTAGGATCAAATCCTTTGGTAATTAACCATTCAGTTGCTTCTTTATTGATTTTAATCTTAACACCTTTGTCTTTAACTTGTGCTTTGAGTTCATCGATAAATTTATTAACAACTTTAACCATAGATTCTTTGTTCAGCTTGTTAAACGTCATAATGCCATCTAAACGATTACGGAACTCTGGAGTAAAGAACTTCTTCAAATCTTTATCACTGTATTCTTTTTCTTGTGTGCCAAAGCCAATAGTGTTCTTTTCAGCATCTTGAGCACCAGCATTTGTAGTAAGAATAAGAATTAAGTTACGACAATCTGCACGTTTACCATTTGAACCAGTAATAAAACCATTGTCCATCATTTGCAACAAGACAGTTGTTACATCTGGATGCGATTTTTCAACTTCGTCAAACAATAATACAGCATTTGGATTCTCTTGAATCTGTGTAATCAACAAACCTGCGTTTTCTTCAAAGCCAACGTAACCTGGAGGGCTACCAATCAACTTACTGATACTATGCTTCTCTTGATATTCACTCATATCAAAACGTAGCAACTTAACACCCAAGTGCTTGGCCAGTGACTTAGCTGTTTCAGTCTTACCGCAACCAGTTGGCCCCATGAATACAAACGATCCAATAGGCTTATTCTCAGATTTAAGACCTGCTTGAGCAACCATGATCTTGTCCACAACTTCTGTAACTGCAAGATCTTGTCCAAAAACTTCTGCTTGTAAGTTATCCTGTAGAGTAGCAAGGTTGCTAGATTCAGTTTCCATAATCTTTTCTTCTGGCATTTGAATCATCTTAGCAAGTTCGTATTGTACTTCACGCTCGCCGATGATTCTTTCATCTGCAAGTTTCAAGTTAAAACGACTGCAAGCAACGTCGATCAAATCAATTGCTTTATCCGGCAATTTCTTATCTGTTTGATACTTAATTGACAACTTAATAGCAGCATCAATAGCATCATCACGGATTTTAACATTGTGGAATGTTTCGTAATATTTCTTAATACCTTTAAGAATTTGCTTAGTAACTTCCATAGTTGGCTCGTCAACAGTAATGCGTTGGAATCGACGCATCAACGCACGATCCTTTTCAAAGTGTTTACGATATTCTTCCCATGTAGTACTGGCCACAACTTTAATGTTGCCTTTGCTTAGAGCAGGTTTCATCATGTTAGC